CCGGGAACGCCACGGTCCTCGGCGCGGACGGCGGGATCTTCACCCCGGCCCCGGCAGCGGCCGAGCCGACCGCCGTCCAGGCCGCCGACACCCCCACGGTGGACACCACCGTCACCGGCACCGGGGCGGCGGGCGATCCGTACACCGTGGAGGCGGACGTCATCGTCGCCCCCGCACCCAACGGGCTGGAAGCCGGGGCATCCGGGCTGGTGGTCGCCCCGTCAGCGGATGCCGGCAACCTGCTGGAGTTCGGGGCGGACGGGCGGCTGTTCGTACCGCCGGACCCGCCGCTGACGGTCGGCTGCGGCCTCCAGGGCGCCGGCACGGCAGCCTCCCCGCTCGCCGCGTTCCCCGTCGCCGCAGCTCGGGATTGGACGACCGATTGGGACTGCGACCCGGCCGCGACCTCCACGCTGCACTGCGACCCGTCCACGGGGGCGCTGTGGACTCCGCCCGAGCACACCTCGGCCGCGGTCACCATCCAGCAGAACCACCCGCTGGGCACACCCACGGTCGCCGCTGGCGCTGGCTTCGTCATCGTCGACCCGGACGCGTGGGCGGAGGGCACGTACACCGCCGACAGCCTCACGACGTGCCGGGGGATGACGTACTCGGCCCGCTTCACGGGGCACGTCCAACTGTCCTGGCCGGCCAACGCCACGTTCGAGCTGGGGTATGCGCTCCAGATCAACGGGGGCGCCCTGGCCGTGCGGGTCCTGCACGGCGTCTACGCCGCCGGCCCGGCCCGCCAGGAGCGGTACTCCTTCGGCGTCTCCCAGGCGTCCGTGCTGCCGCCCCACACCGGCTACGCGGTGCGCGTCTACCCGGCCGTCCACGTGATCGCCGGCAGCGTCACCTTCACCCAGTGGCTCACCGACACCGACCTGATCGTCGTCACCCGATAGGAGCCCCCGTGCACTACTTCCTCAACGACACCACCGGCGGGTGGATGTCCGTCAGCGGCGACATCGACGTGCTCAACATCGTCCCGGACGGCTACCGCGAGGTGGACGAGGCCGAGTTCAACGCCGCCGCCGGGGTCGTCACGCTGCCGGCGCCCGGACAGCCACCCGCCGCCCCCGGCGGGAAAACCGACTGACGGCACGGCAGCACCGCTAACCTGGATGTATACCCCGGCATAGCCGGGCCGCCGCTGGTTTTGGGCCGGGCCTCTCACTCGTAATTCTGGTGGAGGCCCCCCATGTCGGGACCCCTGATCTCCAACGCGGCGACCGTCCGAATCACCAGGGTCGACGCCTGCGGGCGGCCCGTGTGCGGCCCCGAAAACAGCTACGTGACCGACTGCTTCGCCAGCGTCGAGCACGCGGCCAACGTGGATGACGGCACGGACGTGAAGTTCGTCGCCGCCAACGGCCGCACGTGCGGCAGCAAGAAGGGCTGCCCCACGTTCAACTACTTCGACCTGACCTACACCTTCTTCCAGGCGTCACCCGAGATGATCGAGATCATGACCGGCAGCCCGGTCGTGTTCGGATACGACGGCGCCCCGATCGGCTTCGACTCCTGCTCGATCCCGTGCCGGTCGGGTTTTGCGTTGGAAGTCTGGGCGGATGTGCTCGGTGAGGACGTGTGCCCGGAGGAGGCCACCGGCGACGGGGCGTGGATCTACGTCCTCGTTCCCTGGGTGACCAACGGGCAGCTCGGCGACCTCACCCTCGGCTCGGACGCCGTCAACCTCTCGCTCACCGGGGCGTCCCGGGCGGGCGGGCGGTGGGGGACCGGCCCGTATGACGTGCTCGCCCAGGACGCGGCCGGTACCCCGGGGCCGCTCCTGACCCCGCTGGGACAGGACTGCCACCGGCGCATCCTCGTGACGACGGTCGCGCCGCCGGAGCCGTCGACGGACTACGTGCCCGTGCTCTGCGACGCCTCGGCCTGACCGATGGCTGGAGTGCGCACGCGCCGCACTGGGGCAGTCACGCGGCCGCCTCGCCACGTGACTGCCCAGCATGGTGCCGTTTCAGATGTGCTTCCAGGTGCGGCGAGAAATCACGTTCCGGATCGAGGAGGGCAGGACACCAAATTCCTCGGCGAGTTGCTGCACGTTGCCTGGGTGGTACGGGCGTCCGCGTTGGAAGCGGCGGCGGATGTCGAGTACCTGTGCCTCTGTCAGCACGGCGTTTCCGTTGGTTTCCCCCGGATTGTGGGTGAGACCTCGGAGTGTGTGTCCGCTCTCGACCATGTCGAGCTTGTTCCGCGCCTCGTCCCCGAGGTAGAGATGCCGGATGTTGATACACCCGGTGGCGCCACTGCCGCCGTTGCAACTGTGCAGAACGTGCGCCTTGCCCGGGTCACCGTGAGCGATGATCCATACCGCGCGCGAGGCATTCACGCCCTTGCTGTCGACGGGCAGTCGCGTGGCGTTGCCCACTACGGGCCGCTTGGCGTAGCCGGTGAGGATGATGCACTCGTCCGTGGTGGCCTCGGCCGCCGCTTGGAGCGCCGCGTCGAGTTCGCCCTTGCGGCGCCGGGGGCGCCTGCCGTTGGGGTCCTTGGCGTTGTTGCGAGCCCAGCTGTAGCAGGCGTTGCACCAGCCGTTCGCGTAGACCGTTCGCGGGCACTGGGTCCCGTCTTCGAACACCACGAGGCATCGCGTAACCTCGGCCATGTCGGCTCCTATCCAGTCGGCCATTCCCCCGGGCGGTGCCAGCCGTCGCGGGGGTCTAACTCCCTAATTCTAATTGCAGTTGGGGGCGAGGATGACTCTTTCCGATATCGTCTATGTGGTTCGCCCCGGCGACATGAACGAGGAGCTGCGCTATAGCTTGCGCAGCTTGGTGAACCTCCCCCATGAGCGCGTCTGGCTTGCTGGACACCGACCGTCTTGGGTGCGCGGCGTCAGCCACATTCCAGTTACCCAGGAAGGCACCAAGTACCAAAACTCGACGGCCAACTTGCGTGCCGCTTGCGAGTCGGCGGACGTCTCAGAATCGTTCATTCTTATGAATGACGACTTTTTTATTTGCCAGCCGGTGGCGTTCGTGCCGCCTCTGCACCGCGGACCGGTGGACAGCGTGGAGGCCTACTACGCCTCCCGCGGGCGCGGACTATACCTGCGGGGGCTACGCGAGACCCGCGATCTGCTGGCCACCCTCGGCTACCCGTCGCCGCTGTCGTACGAGCTGCATGTGCCCATGCCGATGACGAAGAAGCGGGTGAGGGAGATGCTGAAGGTCGGCGGCCACCTGCCGGTGCTGCACAAGCGCACCTTGTACGGCAACCTCTTCGAGCTGGGGGGCGCGCAGATCCCCGACCCCAAGGTGCTGACGCGCAGTCCCCGATTCCCGCGCGACGCCGTGTACTTGTCGACGATGCCGGACACCTTCGCCAACGGGCAGGTGGGCGCCCACATCCGCGCGACCTTCCCTCACCCGGGGCCATACGAGACGGGGACGGGGCGGCGCCCGTGACCGCCCCGGACCAGTGCGACCCATGGCCGCTGGAGCCGACCTGCTGCGACCTGCCCGAGGACACTGACCCGGACGTGGTCGAGCGGTGGCGTCGCGTCGCCTCGATCACCCTGTGGAGGCTGTCCGGACGACGCTACGGCCCGTCCTGCCCAGTGACGGTGCGGCCCTGCGGCCGGTCCTGCGCCGAGGAGACGGTGTCGTGGGCGACGCTCGGCCCCTCTACCGGCGGGTGGGTGCCGTACCTGGGCGCGGACGGCCAGTGGCGCAACGCCGCGGTGTGCGGCTGCCGGTCCTCCTGCTCGTGCACGCAGCTGTGCGAGGTGCGCCTCGACGGCCCCGTGTACGACGTTGTCGAGGTGCTGGTCGACGGTGAGGCCCTTGTACCGGAGGCGTACCGGGTGGACGTCCCGAACCTGCTTGTCCGCCTCGACGGCGAGTGCTGGCCATCCTGCCAAAATCTCGGCGCCCCGTGCGGGGAGCCCGGCACGGTGTGCGTCACCTACCGGACCGGGCTGCCGCTGGACGAGGCAGCCGTCACCGCTGTCAGCGAGCTGACCTGCGAGCTGGTCAAGGCCTGCATCCCCGGAGGGCAGTGCAGACTGCCCGGCAACACGACCAAGCTGGCCCGGCAGGGCAGCACGATGGCCTACCGCCAGGGCGTCACCGTCGAGGGGTACGACCCCACGGTCCTCTTCGCGACCGGCCGAACAGGGCTTCCCGGCGTGGACCTGTGGCTCTCCACGGTCAACCCCTTCAACCAGCCGTACGCGTCCCGCGTCTACAGCCCGGACATGCGGCGACCGAGGACGCAGCAATGGCCCTGACCCCCACCGGCATCTACGACCTGGCCGAAGTGGTGCTCGGGTGCCTGTGCGCCGAGCTGGACGCTACCGCCGCCCGGATCGACGGTCAGCCGGGCTGCCCGGCGCGCGCGTGCGTGGTCCCCGGCGCCCCGGCGTGGGACGACTGCGGCGGGGCCTGCGACGGTACGGGCACCTGCGGGCAGCTCACCGTCAACGTCGCCCGCACCTACCCGTCGACCAACTTCCCCGTGATGGACCAGACCGTGCAGGGCCTGCGCGGCTGCACCCCGCCAGCATCGACCGCCGCCGAGCTGGTCATCACGCTGCTGCGCTGCACCCTCACCCTGGACGAGAACGGGTGCCCGCCGACCTGCGAGGAGATGGACGCCTCCGCGTGCGAGCTCTACACCGACATGGCCACCATCGCGAACGCCCTGACCTGCTGCCTGCCCGGCACCGCCCCGCGCGGCCGGCGCTTCGTCCTCGGCCCGTCGAAAATCCTCGGCCCGTCCGGCGGGTGCGTCGGCGTCGAGCAGCGCGTCACCGTCGCCCTCGCCGGGTGCTACACCTGCCCCAGCTCGGAGGACTCGGCATGAGCGTGCACGTGGACATCGACCCCACGCTGATCGAGCGGGCGCTTCGCCGCCCCGGCGGCATCGGCGCCCGCCTCCTCCAGCGCCGCGCGGAGCGGGTCGCGGTGCGGGCGCGGGAGCTGGCGCCCGGCACGATGGCCGACCACATCACCACCCGTGTCGAGGACACCGGCCGGGGCCTGACCGCGTACGTCATCTCCGAGCACCCGGCAACCCAGTACGTCATCTACGGGACGCGCCCGCACATCATCCGCCCGCGCCGCGCACGAGCCCTGCGGTTCGAAGTCGGCGGCCGGACGGTCTACGCCGCGTACGTCCATCACCCCGGCACGAGGCCGAACGACTTCCTCGGCCGGGCGCTTCGTGAAGTCCTCTGACGTGGCTAGGGCGTGTCTGACGCTGCCTCGTCGTCCCCGGGCCAAGCTGCGACATCCTCGATCGTGTCTGCGATCAGTGTGGGCAGTTGTTCCATGGCCAGGACAAGGAGCTTCTCGATGAGGATGGCCTGTTGCGCCGCGTCGATGTTGATGTATCCGTCCCACTGCGCGGGCTGGTAGCGGGTGAGCATGGACAGTGTGTAGAGCACCGCCCACCAGGCCATGAGGGGGTGAAGGTCGCGCCGGAGCCCGGGGAGGGCGGGGAAGAAGAACCTGCGCCCTGCGTACCCGCGAGTCATGGAATGGAGCCGTTGCCGCCGCTCCGGACCGGGTGCGCCCTTGTCGCCCATTGCCCAGTTCATGAACAACGCACTGACGTCCGGCCCGAGACGCTCAAAATCAGGGGCATCGCTGCCCATCCGGGCGGTGACGTAGCTGTCGTACCCGGCGATCCCCGGGTAGGACTTCAGGAAGTGGTCGAGCACGCTTCGTGTGGCGGGTTCCACGACACGGTTCGGGAAACCTTCCACATAGACAGTGAGCAGGGGGTGTGGGGCCGCGCTGATGCTTGGACCAGCGTGCAGGGGTGGTGTCCGGACGCCCGGCGACAGCGGGTACGGCATCGTCAGGGGCAAGCTGTCCCACACATCGCCCAGCCGGATTACCGGGTCCTTACCCCAGACGGGAGAGTCCAGCAGCTCGCTCAGCCGTACGAAGCTCCCGGAGTTGCCCGGAGCCTCCGTACGCAGCTCGGTCTCCGCGAAGGCCTTGTCGAAGCCGGTGGCTTGGATACCGTGCCCATTCAAATTCCACGATGTCCCCTTGAGGTCGACGGCGGCCGCAGCGATGGCGCGGCCAGCCTGGCTCAGCCCGTAGAAGATCAGGAGCGCCCGTGTCTGGGGACCTACTCCTTCAGCGGCACGGAACATCTGCTGTGCTTGTTCCAGCGCGGCACCGTAGGTCTTGGCGCGAGCCCCCGTGGTTGCCCGTCCTGGCCGTTCGGACCGGCTGGCGCGTAGCCTGTCCCAGGCCTGCGCCCGGTCAATCTTCATATACATGGCGGAAAGCTACTGGCACGGCCTCGCGGCTCGCGGCGGATTTTGCCGGGGCGTGACGGCGGTACGCTCCACCTTGCCGCTGGTTGTGGGCCGGGCATTCACCACGTCCCTCCGTGGAGATGCCGCATGGCCACGAAGAAGTTCAGCCTGCATACCGAGCCGCATGTCGCCGAGATCGGCGACGACCTCACGTTCGCCTTCCAGCCCGAGGTCGACGGCGACGACTTCCTCGACGCCTACGACGCGCTCAAAGAGCGGTACAGCGGGCTCCAGCTCGGCGGCGGCGCCGACCTCGACGGCGTGCAGACCGGCGATCTGCGCGAGGCCATCGGCGCTGTACGCGCCTTCCTCGCTGAGCTGATGCTGCCGGCCGACGCCGCCCGCTTCGAGACGGCGAAGCTTCCGAACCGGATCATCATGCAGCTCCTGGAGTGGGTCATGGAGATCTACGGCGGCGGCCGCCCTCCTACACCGTCGCCCGCCTCTGCGACCACATCGCGGCCGGGTGGGACACGTGGGACGGCGCGCTCGCGCTCCAAGGCGTAGACCCTCGGGGGTGGCCGCTGCGGCGGATGCTCGCCGCTGCTGAGGTGGCGATGATGCAGACCGCCGAGGACGACGCGGAGCGGGCGCGGATCCGCGCCCCGCTCTACGCCCCGCCCCCCCGCCGCCAACCCGCCGCTCCCGGCCCCCCCCGCGGGGTTCCGTCTGCCTCCGCGGTGCTCGCCCAGGTCGCCGCTGAGGACGCCGAGATCGCGGCCATGCGTCAACGAGGCCGGTAACCTGGGCCTATCCCCCCGGCCGGCGGTCGGGGTAGCCGCTGGTTTTGGGCCGGGCATCCACCACGCCTTCGTGGAGATGCCCGGTGCCGGACGACGTCGACGGCTCAGCACGGATCCGGATCGAGCTTGACGATTCCGGCGTCCCGGCTGAAGCGCGCGCGCTCGGCGACCGCATCGCGACGGCGATCAACGGCCAGATCAACGGCATCGGCCGGTCGATCGAGCGGCAGCTGCGCGCCGTCCGGGTCCAGATCCAGGTCTCCCCGG